GGTGCTCCCTCATCAATTTGAAGATAGCCAAGGAGTTTATCGAGCACAACTTCTTTCACTTCTTACCACCTTTCTTCTTCGATCCTTTCCAGGACTTAGCCGCTTTCTTGAAGCGTGCTTGATGAGTCATACGAGGATGAGCCTTCTTCAGACGTGCAAGTTCTTTCTTCATGTATTTGTTGTATGCAGAGGGCGCACGTGAAACGGTCTTAACCGCTTTCTTAACTGCCTTCTTTCCTGCTTTCTTTGCAGTAGTTCGGGCTTCTTGTTTTGCGCTCTCGATAAAAAGAGCCTTGAGTTCTTCAAGAGTTCCTTCGACTTTAACCAGGGTAACCACCTCAGTTATCGGCGGCTGTTGATTGGATAGCGATGGCCATGAAGTCTTTTGCACTCAAGGTAACGATGGAGGCATTGACACGAACGGTGATGTTGCATGATTTTCCACTTCCAATGGTTGAAACCTTTCCAGTGATGTAGAGTTGATCGTTGACGACAAAGCGTCCATCGTCTGATCCCTTTCCAAAGTTGTCAGGAAACATGTCGGCTTCCATCGACAATTGGTTTGAGGTGTTATCGAAGTTGAGTTGTCCTGAAGCAATCAAGGATCGGTCATTTGCGAAGACTAAACCACCTCGGTTCAAATCAGTAACTTGCACGTTGATTTGACTGTCAGCAGTGAAGGTCGCTTGTAGAGCCTCAGCAGTGTCGGTCCCCTGGTAAATGAAATCCACTGAATGGACTTGAAGTGCTTGTCGATCTCCGACATCGACGTAAGAGCCAAGGTCAATAGTTGCGAACGTCTCATTCGTGGACGACACGGTCACTCGTTCGGTTAGGGTAAACATTGCGGTTTTTCTTGTAGCCATTGTATCATCTCATTAAGGGTGGTCGGGGGTTGTCTTGGTTAATCAGAACGTCAAGCCGGCTCCCCCGACCATTAACCACTAATTCGCTACGGTGTATAAAGTACACTGGCGCAGTCACCTTACCGCCCCGGATTCTATCTTCTTTACATCACCAAGCGCCTAAGTACGGCAATCCCCACGGGGGTCTACCGGGGGCCGACCGGCTATCGCCTAAACGGACTTCACTACACTACTATTAGAGTTGGTCAATCCTACTTTTGAATATACAAATAACATTATTATTATTAGGGAGATGCTCTTAGGATAGGTCAATGGCCAATCAGTACAGCATCACGGTGAGCGAGGATACCGACAGAATCCTCAACGAAATGAAGAAAAGCGGTTACAAGGTGTCGCAAGTTATCGACGCGGCGATCAAGACGTTGCAGCAACCGGCTCTTGCACGTGCAGTCGCATTAGAACGACGTGTAAAGACTCTGGAAGGTGATGAGTGATGACTACGGACAATTACTTCCATGTTCCACATGGACGTTACGCAACCATCTGGGTGTGTTACAAGTGCGAGCAAATGTTTGATTCAGAGATTTGCCGATCATTTACCGGTGAATGCTACGAGTGTTATCCACGTCCAACGGAGATGAAAGAATGATCGGCAATGAACGATATGCGGATGAGTGTGCATCATGCAGGACACTGATTTATGTTCATGCGACACCAGGCGTTTTGTTTACTGAACACTTTTGTGCAACGTGCAGAATTGCTAACGCGCTCGAAGCAATGATCGAAGTCTTCGAGGATAGGTTCGATTCACTATGAGAGCAACGTGCGCGCTCTGTGGGTACGTTGGATTCGTTCATGAGTACAACATATGGACGGCAACCGATCATAGGTTACCAGAAATATGGATGTGCGACGTCTGTGGTTCACAGATACGGAACTAAAGCCATAGCAGTTCGTACAGCCTCGAAGCCGCCGACCATAGCGAGAGTGAGAAAGGACGCAATCAAGTTCAACTTAATGAGCGCCTCGATGTTTGTGTCTTTCTCTGAACGTCGTTCTTCACGTGTCATAAGCCACTGAGCAAAGCGTTCAGTTTTCGTATTCATTTTCGTTTCTTCAATTGGTTCTTCAGGCATAGTAATCATTCCAGTCGGTCTAACGGATCAACAACAATCAATCCGTAAGTAAGTAAGTTCAAGCCGTAAATGTACGGTCGAAGGAAAGGTATCTTTGCAAAGGGGTTCACGTTCGTGAGTACGTCGTATGCACGTCCAGCGGCATCGGCCCTGGTCCTCTGCATTAGTTGAGGTCCGCTCGACGTTGAAATGTCGACCGTGATAGAACCGATTGTCACTATCGAGGGAGACATTGTTCTCAACTGCCCCTGATAAATGTAGCAAGGATCAGAAGGGTTGCAAGGCATGCTCAATCCTCGTCGTACGTTTGCTGAAGTTCATACGAACGTCGAAGGCGCATAATCTGTTGATACTCCGGTTCTTCTCGAAGTTGTCCAGTGATAATCACACGTGCAGGTCCAACTTCAGCAAAATGACCAGCACCAGGTGTATATCCTTGAACCGAAATAAATCGATAGATGTACAAAGTATCACCATTGGTCGCTGAACCCGACCCCATGTCTGTAATGTTGATGGGAACTGCCCAATTACCAGGTAATGCCGTGTTAGCATTCCATGTCCATGCACGTCCCCAAATGATGTTCTGGAACTCCATCTCATCTTCGAGGTCAAAGCCAAACGGTCTGTAAAGCATTTGACCAGGGGGTGGTGGAAGCCTGGACGATGCAAGGGGCGTAATGGTCACAAGTATTTGTTCAGAGATATATCCTAAACCAACACCAAGGTTAACTGGTCCACGTTGAACACTACCCGACGTGGGAAAGAACGTTAACTCCTGAACAGTAAGTCCAGCAATGTCAATCTCGGTTGCTTGATAGAATGTATTGTTTGAACCCTTGATCCACGTACCGGCTCCTGGTCCAGTTGGACCTATTTCCGGGACAGGTGCTCCCTCATCAATTTGAAGATAGCCAAGGAGTTTATCGAGCACAACTTCTTTCACTTCTTACCACCTTTCTTCTTCGATCCTTTCCAGGACTTAGCCGCTTTCTTGAAGCGTGCTTGATGAGTCATACGAGGATGAGCCT